CAAACAAATGATGAAAGAGTTGAAGAAACTCAGAAAAAAAGAAAAAGAATCTTGGAATGAAGAGGACAGAGAACTACTATGATGCAACTTGTAAAACTTATTAGTGTAACCCCTGATGCTGAGAAGCATATTGCTTACTGTGCAAGGGTCAGCAACCCCCAGAACCAGGAGAATGAGTCCTTTGCTGGTCTTCTTAAGTATTGCATTAAACACCAGCATTGGAGCATCTTCGAGCAGGCATTCATGACCCTTGAGATTGAAACTACAAGGGGGATAGCGGCTCAAGTGCTTCGACATAGATCATTTACATTTCAGGAATTTTCACAGAGATATGCAGACACTAGTTTGATCTCTGATTACATTCCTACCTTTGATCTTCGTCGTCAAGACACAAAAAATCGTCAGAATTCTATTGATGATTTTAGTGAGCATGAAGTAACTCATATGCAGGAGAAAATTCAAGAGCACTTTGATCAATCTATGAAACTCTATAAAGAACTTCTTGCACATGGAGTGGCAAAGGAGTGTGCTCGTTTTGTTCTTCCTCTGGCAACTCCGACAAGAATCTATATGTCTGGATCACTGCGTTCTTGGATGCATTATATTGATCTTAGAAGTGCAAATGGAACTCAAAAAGAGCATATGGATATTGCAAATTCTTGCAAAGAAGTATTCAAAGAGCAATTCCCTGTAATTGCAGAAGCAATGGAGTGGTAATAAATATTAAAATATTATTAGGAGTTTGAACTTTGGCAACATACCCTGTAGTAAATACAAAAACTGGTGAACAAAAAGAAGTTGTTATGAGTGTCCATGACTGGGATCAATGGAAGAATGACAACCCTGATTGGACACGAGATTACTCTGACCCATCAACTGTTCCTAATGTAGGAGAAGTTGGTGAGGTTTATGATAAGCTCAAAAAGACCCATCCTGGATGGAATGATGTCTTGCGCAAAGCATCAAAAATGCCTGGATCAAAAGTACGACCTGTTTAATTTAACTTATGTCTAGAAAGAAGTCCGCAGGTATTGGCACAAATCCTGTACCATTTGGAATGAGCAATAGAGTTATGAAGAGGAAGAAGCCAATCAATCTTGATTTTATCAAGAAGATTGAACCTCTCACTGACAACCAGGAAACTTTTTTTGAAAGATACAAATTGGACCAGAACATGGTTGCCTATGGATGTGCTGGAACTGGTAAGACATTTATCACTCTCTACAATGCACTTATGGATGTTCTTGATCCAAAGAAGCCATATGAAAAGATCTACATTGTTAGGTCTCTTGTAGCAACAAGAGAGATTGGATTCCTTCCAGGTGACCATGAAGACAAATCATCACTTTATCAAATTCCCTATAAGAATATGGTGAAGTATATGTTTGAGATGCCAGATGATTCTGCATTTGATATGCTTTATACCAATCTGAAGGCACAAGGAACTATCAGTTTCTGGAGTACGTCATTCATTCGTGGTACTACATTTGATAATGCAATCATCATTGTTGATGAATTCCAAAACCTTAACTTCCATGAACTTGACTCTATGATTACTAGGGTTGGTGAAAATTCAAAGATCATGTTCTGTGGTGATGCTACGCAATCTGACTTGATTAAAACTGCAGAGAAGAATGGAATTGTAGATTTCATGCGCATCTTGCAAAATATGCCATCTTTTGATACAATTGAATTTAGTGCAGAAGATATCTGTAGAAGTGGACTTGTAAAAGAGTACATCATTGCTAAAAATCAACTGGGTATGTAATGTTTCAACATGTAGAAATTGATTTCCAACAACTCAATAGAGATACTATTGATGGTGTGAGATACTATGAGGTTCCATCTGATAATGGACTCTCTAAATTGGTATCAATCACCTCTGTCATTAGTCATGTAAATCGTGGAATCTTTATTGAGTGGAGGAAGAAGGTAGGAACTGAGGAAGCGGATCGTATTACCAAGGCTGCAACAAGTCGTGGTACAGATATGCATACATTGACTGAGCATTATCTGAAGAATGAACCTCTTCCAAAAGTTCAACCTTTATCTGAGATTCTTTTTAAGTTGGCTAAACCAAAACTTAACCTCATAAATAATATTCACGCTCTTGAAACTTCACTCTACAGTCAAAAATTAGGTGTAGCAGGAACTGTAGATTGTATTGCAGAATATGATGGTGAACTTGCAATCATCGACTTTAAAACTTCTAAGAAACCAAAACCTAAAGATTGGATTGAACATTATTTTGTTCAATGTGCTGCCTATGCCTGTATGTTATATGAAATGACAGGTATCATAGTTAAAAAATTTGTTATCATCATGTCCTGCGAGAATGGAGAGTGTGTTGTTTATGAAGAGTATGACAAGTCAAAATACATTAAGTTACTCACCAAATATATTAGAGAGTTTGTTGAATTTAAGTTACAACAATATGCCTGAAGAAGACGACATCAATAAACTTCTAGAGAGCAAGTTCTATTGCGCTAGGAAATTTTCAGAAGAGATTGAAAAGATTGTCCGTGACAATAAGGACATGAAGTATATTGATGCTATTGTATTCTTCTGTGAAAAGAATAATGTGGATGTAGAAACAGTTCCCAAACTGATTTCAAAACCACTGAAAGAAAAAATAAAATGTGAAGCAATAGAACTTAATTTCTTGAAGAGAACATCTCACGCTAAACTTCCTATATGATCCCTAAAGTGACACCCTTTGATACTTACAAGTCCTATCTTGGATTGAAAAATCACTTTACTAAAAAAACATATGACTATCACAAGTACTGTGGTAAGTCCAGAGCATCTTTACAATCCTTCTATAAAAGGAAGGATAGATTCTTCTTTGAGAAGTTGAGTAGACAGAAAGATGATTCAGAAGTAATTGACTTTTTTGTTTCCAATTTTGTTACCTGTGATGATCCCCAAACTCTTTGGATTGGGGAGATCATGCAGAATGGTGAAGGTAACTACACCCAATGGAAAAAGAAAGTCCAATCTCTTTCCTACGTCTTTAGAGAAGAAGTAGGAAATTTATTTAACCAAAAGAATTTTGATAGGATGTTTGAGATTGAAGGATCTAGGCATCCTCTTTTGGTAAAGGAACATCTCCAGAATAATATTTCTCTGGAAACAATGGTTATCCTAGATAGAATTCTGGGATTCAAAAAGAACTTTGATAATAAACTCAAGGATCCTGTCTGGGAGTTTTTATCAATGAGAATGGATAAGTACAATCCATTTATACATATAGATGTGTTCAAATTCAAAAAGATCTTAAAGGAAATAGTTTGCGGAGGAGCATGAGCGGATTCTTTGATTCAAAAATGGTTCGTGATGAAATGCATGAAATTTCAAAGATGCAAGATGAGATCTATGCTCGTGTCTTTCAATTCCCTACCATGAGTAAGGAAGAAAAATTAAATCATGTGGATAAGCTTACTGATCTTTTGGAAAAGCAAAAGATTCTTTACACTAGATTGTGCTTATCAGATGATCCTGAAGCAAAAATGATGAAGGAAAATATTCTGGAATCTGCTGTTTCTTTAGGGTTCCCCCCTGATGCGAATTTAAATCTTATGTTCACCAACATGACCAAAGTGTTGGAGTCCATGAAAAAATCCATCATTGACAACCCCTGAGTGGGGTGCTATCATATTGGGGTGTGGGACACACAATACAAAACACACAAGCCAAATACAAAAAATACGAGGTAAACATGGGATTTTCCGATCTTAAGAAGCAATCTTCTCTGGGTTCTCTTACCAGCAAACTGGTGAAGGAAGTAGAAAAGATGAATAACACTGCTGGTTCTGGTGCTGATGATCGTCTCTGGAAACCAGAGATGGATAAGAGTGGTAATGGATATGCAGTCATTCGCTTCCTGCCTGCTCCTGATGGAGAAGATCTGCCTTGGGTCAAACTGTTCTCACACGCCTTCCAAGGTCCTGGTGGTTGGTACATTGAGAACTCTCTCACTACACTGAATCAAAAGGATCCTGTCAGTGAACTGAATCGTGAACTGTGGAACAGTGGTAGTGATAAGGATAAAGAAACTGTGCGTAAGCAAAAGCGCAAACTGTCCTTCTACTCAAACATCTATGTTGTGAAGGATCCTGCTAATCCTCAGAATGAGGGTAAAGTATTCCTCTACAAGTTTGGTAAGAAGATCTTTGATAAGATCATGGATGTGATGCAACCTGAGTTTGAGGATGAGACACCTATCAATCCCTTCGACTTCTGGCAAGGTGCAAACTTCAAACTGAAACTTGTGAAGAAAGATGGTTACTGGAATTATGATAAGTCCGAGTTTGATCGTCCCAGTGCTCTGCTGGATGATGATGACGCTCTGGAAGGAGTCTGGAAAAAGCAGTATTCTCTGAGTGCTATTACTGCTGCTGATCAGTTTAAATCTTATGATGATCTGAAGAAGCGTCTTGATTATGTTCTGGGTAACAAGTCTACTCGTAAGGCAACTGTTGAAGAGGAGACTGAGTATGATAACTATGCTGCTACTGAAAGCAAGCGTGTGACTGAAGAGGAAGTGTTCCAAAAACTGGAGCAAAGTTATACCAAGTCCCAATCTGTTCCTGAAAGTACAGATGATGATGAGGATGATGCTCTGAGTTACTTCAGCAAACTGGCTGATATGTGATGAAGTATAATCAGATCTGTCTTACACTTCTGGTTGTTGCAGCATACATCAACCTAATCTTCAAGTGATTTCAAAAATCACTTTTTAATCCAAAAAGGGGGCAAAAAATTTTCCTGGTGAAAATTGCCCCCTTTACTTTTTTATGAGTATAATCTTATATTTTCGCCCTTTACCAGATAATCACTGACGTATTGTGATGATCCTCTTTGATAAAGAAGATTACCATCAACCTCTTCCATGATTATTCCAATATACTTTGGTTTTATTAAGAATATGTTTCTCTTGTCTTCTTCCTTCTGAGTTTCATATTGCAAATTAGTAATTCCCTGAGCAATGTTTGTTACTATCTCCTCAGTTCCTCTTCCATTGTCATAATATGTGATTGAGTAATTTGAGGGAACATTGAGTCCAGCTGGAACAACAATATCACCACTACTATTTCTTATTTCCTTACTTTCATAATGATGAATGGAATTTAAGTTTGCATCAGTGGTATATTTTTTATAAAGATAATTCTCAAATGATTGCTGACTCATTGGCCATTCATTTTGCACGTTAATGATGTTATTGCAAAGAAGAATCAACCAATCATAGTACTGATTTTCATATATTTTATATGCTACATTATCAGGTCTTTCATCTCCAATAATTTGATATTTGGTGAAATAAGATAAGTTACTTATTATATTATTGGCAATTCTTTGTCGCTTGAAAAGATTTTTGACTATAATGAATTCTGAAAGAGTCTTATTATCCCTGAGTCTATTGACATATTCAAAGTTTGGGACGTATCTAAAATAAGGCATTGACATTTTTAGTAACCCATAGTGTTATCTGAATCATTATAATCAGTCTCATAAATTGGTTCAATTTCGGAGAATGACATAGAAATTGAATATTTTGTCATAGATCCTCCATCATCATATGTCATATATGAACCATCAGGAGTATAGTTTACATTAAATTCAGTCAATGCACATGCTTTAAATTTATTTAGAAATGGATGTGTATTTCCATTTGCAACTTCACCAGATATATTTCCATTGTGTATATACTCCAAAACAAATATTTTTGGGGATTTTAGAAATGCATTTCCTGGAGTTTTTGCTGGTGCCATATATTTTTTGAATGTTCTTATTATCTTTTTTATCTCATCAGCTTCTTTTTTAAATCTTGGTGTCATGTCAAACTGAAAATTGAAAGTTCTCAGTCTTGGACCATTGAAGAGCATTTCCATATTTGGGTTGATAACAGTTCCACTTGCTCTTTTTACAATTCCCTCTGATCCTACTAAGTAACCTGCCAATAGTGTAGCAATAGTGTTTCTATTTGAAACGCCTATACTGGCGAATGGACCTAGACTTTGAGTTAACTGTGTCATCACATCTTTCATGGCTTCTATTGGATTTTTTCCTGATCCTTGTCCCACAAAAAAGTTGGTAGCTAACTGACCTCCAACTAATTGTGCAATGTTTAGACTATCAGATCCCCAATCAGTACTATTTGATGTTGAAAGATTGGGTTGCATAGGGAGAATTATAGTAGCAAGGGGATTTTTTGAATTTTTTAATATGACTTTTTGTAGATCCCCATCTGTTAAATTTTTTATTTGCTGTCCCAAAAGATCTTTTCTTTGCTGATCCGTTAAATTTTGATTCCCTCCCAAGAATACTGATGAGTCAATGCTACTTACATGATGAATTACTTTAATTTTGATATAATCATAACTTATTCCAAGTTCTCGTCCTACAGCATCTAAGTTTGCTAAAGGATACCTTAGTAAGGTGTGGCTCTCAGGATCTTTAGCATTGTTTGGATTATTTTGTTGATCCATTGGTTTTACAGGTTCTTCCTGAGGTGTGGCAGTTTCTGGTTGTGTCGTTGGAACATCTGCAGAACCACCAGCAGCTGTTGATCCTCCTGTTGCTACACTATCACCAGCAGTTGGTTCTGTTCCACTAGCTGGTGCTGGTTGTGCAGCAGCAGGCGGAGGAGCTTTAATTGGTTTAGTTGTTGGTGTTCCTTTTGAACTTGCCTGAGTTCCTGTTACTGGATTAGTTACTTTAGGAACATTTGTGGAATATTGTTGTCTTAATATTACTGCTTGTTGTGGGTTAGCATAATTATTGTTATTGTTTAATGCAGCACCATGGTCGTTATCAAATACTGCATAAC